GGCAGCCCCTACAGCAACCCACCACACCGAAAGGCAGGCCGCTGATGACCACACAGCGTACTGACCACACCCCGCGACACCCCGACGCCACCTACGACACCGAATGCCGCGTCCAAACCATCATCGACGACCAGGCGCTGCCTGTAGGCAGCCTCACTGTGCGCGTCGAGGGCGTGTATGTGACGACACGCTCCGTCCACGACCTTGGTCCCTGGCGGGCAGCGCTCGGCGGAACTGTCACCGTCATGCCCGCGGAGTCGAACCTTGAGGTGTGGACGCTGCACACCCGTGGACAACGCACCAGCATCTGGGTCTCCTGCACCGCACCGGCCGGTGAGCTGGTCGACGACGACCTCCGCAGCTGCGTCATGACCCCGAGCACTCCGGTCGACGGCCCGTGGCGCATCGGCGTGACAACACTTCCCACTGGCGCTGGACTCGACATCTCCCACTACCTGACGGGAGTCGTCACGCGCCTTGCACAGGCAGCCGAGGAGGACCCTAAGAGCCTGCTCGCGGAGCTTCTGGAGATCGCGGCCTTGGCGCGCTCCGCTGGGGCACAAGGGTCTGACAGTCACGCGGCGCACGAGCGGGATGAACGCGTGGAGCGGCTGCTCGATGAGATTTCGGGCGGCGGCGTCCTGTCGGTCTACGGGGCGCAGGTTGGCCGGCTTGCCGACCGACTGCGTGAGGTGGGCGCGTCCGTATCGGGCCGGACGGCGGTGGCGGCATGAACACCGAGCTGGTGAAGACCGCTACAGGCGTGATCACCCGCGCGCAGCAGCGCGGCACGGTCACCCCGGCAGGGTTCGCGATCGCCCTGGATGCGGCGCAGCTGCTCCAGTCCCCGGAGGCGGCCGAGCAGGTCTGGGCGGATGCGCTGGAGCTGGGCGCCGTCGCGGTCGAGGAGATGCAGCACACCCGGGACGCCGAGGTCAATGACCTGCTCGGCGGGCTGGACGGCCGGACCGCCGTGGAGCACGTCACCGCGCACAAGGCAGCCGCCCTGCTGCGGAAGATGGCTGGCGAAGGCCGGGCCTTCCCAGCCCCGGACCGTGATCGGCTCGCGGCGCTCCTCGCTCACCACGCCGACACGCTTGCAGTCCGACTGCGAGCAGCGGCGATGCCGGGGGCCGCCAAGCACCTCACCGCGCACGCTGATGCGCTGACCGCCGACGAGGAGTCTGTGGAGACCTCCGCGCTCCTCGACGACATCATCACGTTCCCGACCCCGGCTCCCTTCCGGAACGGGCAGCCTGCGCCGGGCACGTGCGGGCGTGCGCGGTCGACGGGCCAGCCGTGCCCTGACCATCCGGTGGTGCCGTCGGAGGTCGAGCAGCTGCGCGCGGAACTTGTGAAGGGTGCCGGAGCGAACGTGGCTGCCACCGGCGAACTGCGGCGCCTACGGGCCCGGGTCGCGGAGCTGGAGGCTGAGCTCCGGATCGGTTCACCGTGGAAGTGCCCTGCCTGCGGCAAGGGGAACGACCGAGACGTCTGCGTGATCTGCGAGACCTACCGGCCGGAGCCCGACGAGGAGTCGGTCGCCTGCGAGCCGACGGAGAAGGCGGCCGACGCGTACCCGCCTTCGCTGCCGTGGGCCGCGCTCATGGACCGCGAAGACCTGGCCGGGTTCCTCGATGAGCTGGCCGCGTCCGCCATCACGCACGCGTCGGCTGAGACGGCCCTGGGCGAGGTTGAGGCGACGTGCGGCCGGTGGCGGGTGATCGCGGAGGCGCAGCACGCGCACAACACCGCGCCCGGTCCGGACGGGGACGAGATGCCGGATGGGATCACGCGGCTGATCGCGCCGACTCAGGTCCTCCGCGACGAGGCGGCGGGTGAGCGGTCGTGACGTCGAAACCGATTGGCAACCCGCGCCGGATCGCCGCAGAGCATGAGGCCGCGTACGGCTCCGTATGGGCCCTGCGTCCGTGGCGCGCTGGCCGTTCGCTGACGCTCAGCGCTGACGCGTTGCGCGCGCTCGGCCAGGTCCGCCGGGGTGAGGTGCTGGTAGGCCTGGAGGGGGCGCGCCGGATCGCCGCCCGGCACGAGGAGGCGTACGGCGACGTGTGGGCCCGGCGTCTGGCCGAGCCTGGCGCCGACCCGCACGGCTCCGAGAACGCGCCGGCGCCCCGAGCCGAGCCCCGCGGCCGGCATCGGAGGGCAGCATGAGAGCCCGCGACGACATCCAGAAGTACGTCCGGCTGCTGGCCGACTCTTGGACGCCTCCGTCAAAGACGGAGGAACGCGTCGAGCAGGTGTACAACGCCGTGCGCACCGAGGTGCTGAGCGACGTCGATGCGCGGCTCGCCGCGATGACGCTGCCGGAGCACCTGAAGGGCACCTTCAACGCTGGGTCGTATGCCGACGCGTGGCGTGACTGCCGGAAGGTCGTCCAGGAGTTGGCGGGGACGCCCGGCACCGAGCCCGAGGAGAAGGCCACCGCCTCGGCGGCGACGGCCACTCACCGACCGGCTGCCGAGACGGCGCCGCTCACCATCTACCGCGCCGGGCACGAGTCCATCGTCATGGGCCTGTACACCACCCGCCAGGCTGCATACGAGCACTGCGAGGCACACGAACTCCGCGACGACCCTGTATCGCCCATGTCCTGGAAAGTCGACGAGGACGGTGTCGCTGAACTGGTCCGCCTGCGTATCCCCCGCTCCCCCGGCGCGGAGTCGGCAACGGGCTACTTGGTGACGCCGCTGGAAGTCGCCTCCGAGTACGACGAGGAGGCCGACGAATGACGACCACCGTGCAGGCCGGGACCACCACGGTCCCGGCCGCCGGGCTCCGTCCGGCCATGTCCAACACTCAGGCCGGACCGTCTGCGGGACGACGCAACCGCGCCAAGAAGCGCGAGCTGCCGACCGGTCCGGACCGCATTCCCAAGCCTTCCCAGGGCTGGTACCGCGACAAGGTCACCGGCGAGAAGTACCGGCGTGTCACCACGATTCTCGAACAGGGCTGCGCCAAGGGCGACGCCCTGACCATCTGGGCCGGGAACATCACCGCCGAGACCGCGATGGCGCACCTGCCCCAGCTCGTCGCCGCCCGGACGCCCGAGCAGCGTGCCGAGATGACGACATGGTTGAAGCGGGCCCACGTCCGCAAGAAGGACGAGCGGCGTGACGTTGGCTCCGCGGTGCACAGGCTGATTGAAGCTGACGTGCTGGGCGAGCCCGTTCCCGAGGAACTGCTGGACAACCCTGAGTTGGCACCGTTCCTTGAGCACTTCTTCAGGTTCGTCGATGAGTGGCAGGTCACGTTTGAGGCGTCCGAGATGGTTGTCGGCAACCGCACCTGCGGGTATGCCGGAACGCTCGACTACCTGCTGCGTTCGCCGCTGATCGCCGCCGAGTTCGACGTCCCGGCCGCGACCGTGTTCGTCGGCGACACCAAGACTGGCGGCGAGCTGGACGTCAAGGGCGTGTACCCCGAGGCCGCTCTCCAGATGGCCGCATACCGGCGGGCCGAGGTGGCGTGGCTGCGGGATGGCTCAACAGTGCCGATGCAGGCCGCGCACACCACGGGCGTGGTCCTGCACCTGAGGCCGGAGGGCTTCCGGCTGCTCCCGGTCGTGTGCGACGACGACGTGTTCGCCGCGTTCCGAGTGATCCAACAGGCCGCCGAGTGGGCCTCCGGCCTGTCAAAGAAGGTCATCGGGTCGGCCTTGAAGTTGCCCGCTCCAGGAGAGGGGACGGCCGCGGCGTGAGCGATATCAACTTGTCCATCCTGAACCAGGACACCACGTGGACGGACGCCTCCGGCACCGTCCACCAGATCGCCGACATGGAGCCGCGCTACTGCCGGAACGTCGTCGCGTTCCTGGAGCGGCGCGTGGATCAGATCGCAATCCTGCGGAGCCTGTCGATGACCCGCACCCGACTGCCCGACGAGGACACCCAGGCGTACCTCGACGTTACGGGGTCGATCGACCGCGAGTACGAGCGCATGGCCGACGACCCGCTCGCCTGGCTCAACGACCAGCCACTGCTCAAGGCCCTGCGAGTACGGGCCACACAGGGGGACTGAATGCCCATCATCGACCTTCAGCGCCGCATGCGACAGCTCGGCGAGATCCGCATCGGACACGTCGTGCCCACCGGCAGGACCCGCCGTGACGGAAAGCCGGGCACCCGCCCGGCCAAGCTCGACAAGTTCCGTTTCACCTCGCCCTCGCGGGAGATCCTGGCCCAGGTCGCCGCCCTTTATGGCGGCGAGGTCAAGCCGTGGACGCCCGCGAACGGCGGTCCGAGCGAGTTCGAGGTGTACTCCACCACTAACCGGCTGCCTGTCCTCATCCCTCCGCGGGGCGCCGTCTCCCAGTGGTACGAGCTGTACGCCGGCTCGAAGTGCCAGCGCCGCTGTGATGGCGTCACCGAGCACAAGCGCGACCGGCCGTGTATGTGCGACCCGGACGACCGCGAGTGCAAGATCACGACCCGCGTCAACGTGATGCTGCGCGACGTGCCCGCGCTGGGGCAGTGGCTCCTCGTCTCCAAGGGGTTCTACGCGGCCGTCACCCTGCTCCCGGCGGCCGAACTGCTGGCCCAGGCCGGCGGGTACGTCGCCGGGTGGCTCGGCATGGAGGAGAAACTTGTCCAGCGCGACGAGGGGCCGGCCCGTTTCATGGTTCCCACGCTGGACGTGGAGATCACCCCGGCTGCCCTTATGGAGGGCCGCATCACCGGCGGCACTGCGGCGATCGCCAAGGATCCGGAGCGTGTCGCCATCACCGGTGGCCGCCCGGACTACGCCGCGCTCGCCGAGGTCGCGAACACGGCCGATGAGGTGGGCAAACTGTGGACCCAGGCGGTCGACGCCGGGCACATGGACGACGCGCTCGCTGCGGTCCTCAAGGCCCGCGGCGCCGAGCTGCGCCGCGCCAACGAGGTCGGGAAACCCGGCCCTGAGCAAGGCGATCCGGTGCTCGACGAGGACGGCGCCGTGGAGGCCGAAGTCGTCGAGGACGACGACACCGAGGGCGTCTGGTTCCAGATCATTGCTGCCGCCGGGCCGAGAGGATGGACTACTGACGAGGTAGAGCAGCAGTTCGCTCAGCGTAACGCCGGCCTCATGCCCGCCACGGCCTCGGCCGAGAAGCTGCGCGCGTTCCTCGCCGCGGTGAAGGCTGGTGAGGTCGCATGACCTGGCACACCGGAAGACTCTGTGGTTTCGACTTGGAGACCACAGGTACGGACGTCGAGCAGGACCGTATCGTCACCGCCTGCGTCGTCCAGGTCGGCGGCAAACAGCCCACCGCCTCCTCCACGTGGCTCGCAGACCCGGGCATGGAGATCCCCGAGGGCGCAGCGCGCGTCCACGGGATCACCACCGAGAAGGCCCGCGTTGAGGGGCAGCCTGCGGGTGAGGTCGTCCAGCAGGTCGTCACGGCGCTCGCGCAGGTTGTCCTCTCGGGGATCCCCGTGGTGGCGATGAACGCAGCGTTCGACCTGACGATGCTCGACCGGGAAGCACGCCGACACCGGGTGCAACCGCTGGTCGACAGCGTCGGGGACACGCTGCGAGTCATCGACCCGCGTGTCCTGGACAAGCAGGTCGACCGCTACCGGCGCGGCGGCCGGACCCTGACCGACCTGTGCGCGCACTACCAGGTGACGCTCGACGGGGCGCACGCGGCGGACGACGACGCCATTGCGGCCTGCCGTGTCGCGTGGCGGATCGCCACCCAGTACCCGTTCATCGCCACGATGCAGCTGGGAGACCTCCACGCCCAGCAAGTTGGATGGGCCCGAGAGCAGTCCGAGGGCCTGGCCGACTACTTCCGGCGAACGCGCGGCAAGGAGCACCAAGCCGACGGTGTGCGAGCCGAATGGCCGCTCATCCCGTTCCAGCGGGACGGTGAGGCCTGATGTTCGGACACAGGGTTCGCCAAATCGCCAGGCTGAGGGCCTGTATCGATCAGATCATCGCCGAGCGTGACTCCGCCCGGCGTGAGCGGGACGCTTACCAGCGGGCTGCGACTGCGGAGCAGGGCCGGGCCGATGCCCTCGAGGAAATGCTGGCCTGGGCGCGAGCGGATTGCGATCTGGCGCGGCGTGCTGGGACCCGGGCGCTCCGGGACGTCCGTGAGACGCGGCGGTCCCTTGGGGCGGCGCTGAGGCGGATAGATCGCCTGCGGCGCGCAGTGGCCCGCTATCGGGCCGAATACTCCCGACCGTCCCAGCAGGAGCGGGAGGTGGCCCGGTGACGCCGACGCTGATGAGGCCCGAGCAGCGCCAGGAGCTGGAGCGTGAGCTGGCCGGGGTGTGTCCGGCCGCCGCCGAGCTGGTGTTGGATGCGGTTCGTGCTGAGCGGGCCGCCCGCGCCGCCCTCACGCCCACCACTGCGGACATGGCCAGGATCCGGGCTGTGGCCGCGGTACCGCAGATGGCCAAACGCCTGCTGCAGGCAGAGGCCGAGTATGCGCGGATGCGTGCCGTGCTGGCCCGCATCCTGCACGAGCACGTCGCCGGTGACGACTACCAGCTCTCTGACCTGGCATGGGAGCTGGAGCAGGCTGGCCTGTCGGTGCGGGCCGAGATGGAGGAAGCCGCGGATCTGGCTTGCGGTGAGGCGATGGGAGCTCTGCGGTGAGCCGGCCCACGGGCCGGCACCGCGCCCCAAGGGTCGTACCGCTCCACGCGGTCGCGGACACGGCCGCTGGTGTGCCGCTCCGCCCGGTTACAGCCCCCGACGCGGCCAATTCATCCGCGCTGGATGTTGATGCTTCGGACCCGACCGTGTTGAGGAAAGAGTATCGCCGCCTGGCGGAGATGTACCGCCGCGGCGTTGAGTGCTACGCCGAGCTCGCCCAAGCCTTGGACCAGACGTGCAAGGAGCGCGACGCCCTTGCCCGCCGGGTGCGGGAGCTGGAGAACAAGAGCAACTTGGCCGGGCGGCTGGCCGCGGCACGGATGGCCGCGGCGATGTCTCAGAGCAAGCTGGCGCGCCTGCAGGCCAGCACCGAGCCCCACCAGCCCGGTTTGGAGGCGGGGCCGTCATGAGCCGGCTCACGCTCGCCGCAGGGGCCGCCGCTGTGGTGTACGGCATCGGGCTCACCGCCCTGGGGCTGCGCCGGTGGCCCACTCTCCACTTCCCACCAACACGCATACACCCCATGAGGAACACCACGATGTTGGATCCGCAGCTGGAGCAGCTGCAGCACAACTGTCCCAACTGCGGCTGCTGCACGGCCGAGTTGTGTCACCGTGCAGCCGCGAGTCGGCGCGGGTGCCAAGCACACACGCCTGGGCCGCTTCGGGCAACGGTCGCCAGCTGCCCGTGCTCGGCGCAGGCCAGTGCCGCGAGGGATGTCTGGTCTACCGCACTTGTGCAGGCGGACCCGGCGGAGTCTGTGGTGCCGGCGAGCCTGACGCCCAGCTTCCTTGCCGACCCTGGCGCCGTTCCTCCCCCGGGGTTCGTGGCGGTCCGTCAGGTCACCACCACCGCGGTGTTCATGGTCCAGGAACAGGCCGGCACGGTGCGCATGGCAGGGGATGAGCCGTGGTGACGAAGAGCCAGTCCAACCGGGGCCACGGTATCCGACGCCGAGCCACAGGCGCATCACTGGCGATCCAGGCCGGCGTCGACGAGCAGGCGTCTGCTGCGCGGCTCGTGCGACGGCACGCCCGCGACGAGCACGACGCCCAAGACCTCCTGGGCGCACTCGGCCTCGCCGACGGGATTGCCTCGTGATCGCCCCCACCCTGCCCATCACGGTTTCCGCCGCCCCGGCCACCCGGCCGGGCACGGCGGGGTCCCGCCCGCTGGTGATCGGGCTCGATACGAGCCTCACCAGCCTTGGTATTGCTGGAGCCGACTGGGCTGACGCTCTCCGGCCGAAAGGCCTCGCCGGGCACGCCCGCCTGGCCTGGCTCCTCGGCGAGGTGAAGGACCGCATCAAGGCCGCGGACCTGATTGTGATCGAGGGTCCCGCGTACGGGCAGCAGCTCCAGGCCGGACATCACGAACGCGCCGGCCTGTGGTGGGCGGTCACCCACTCGGCGTGGAAGCTCGGCATCCCGTACGCCGTCGCAAACCCCCACCTGCGCACCATCTACGCCACCGGTGCCGCGAACCCCGCCAAAGACCAGCCGAGAGAGAAGCGAGCCCGGATCGCCAAAGGCATGGTGCACACGTTCGTCGTCGAACAACTCGGCATCTGGTGCGAAGGCCCCGGCAGGTACGACGCTGCGGACGCAGCCGTGCTCGCGGCGATGGGCTACGACTGGCTCGGCTACCCGCCCATCCCGCTGCCGCCCGGACAGCGCCGCGCCCTGGACACCGTGCAGTGGCCGGAGCAGATCCCGTTGGTGGCCCGATGAAATCGCCCGCCCTCTTGCGGTACGAGCAGCCGCCCAAGGAACTCACCTGGTACTACCTCGGGCCGCTCCTGGACGCTGAAGCCGGCCGCCTCACGTACGACCGTGTCCGCTACTCCGTGCACGGAATCTCCAACAACGCCGTGGCCTGCTGTTGGTGCGGGCTCCTCGCAGACGGTCCAGACGGGATGGTCCTGACCGATGAGGGCCGCGTGAGGCTCGATTCGTGGAAGGTCAGCCCTGAAGGGCAGAAGTGGCTCGCGGCGTGGGCCCTCGGTGAGCCCGAAGGCGGTGGCACTGCGGAGATCTCACCGGCCACCGCCCTGCCGGCCTCTGCTGCGCAGCTAGCCCTGTTCACGGAGGTTGCCTGGTGAGATCGGTTGGCGCCGTTGATCAGCAACTTCCAAGCGAGCCGGATGCCACGGCCGGGTGGCGAGAGCGCGCCGTCTGCCGCGGCGAGGACCCTGAGACGTTCTTCGACCCAACCCGCCAGTGGGAGGCGCGGCGAATCTGCCGATCCTGTCCCGTGCGGGAGGAGTGCCTGACCGCGGCCCTCGAGGAAGAGCGAGGCCTGCACGCGACGATGCGGGTCGGGGTGCGCGGTGGCCTCACCGTCGCGGAGCGGGTCGACCTCGAGAACCCGCAGGGGCGCCGGAAGTCGCGGCAGCGGGGCCGCGGCCGGACGCCGGCACCCTGCGGCACACAGGCCGCGTGGGCGCGGCACCGGCGAAAGGGGGAGCCGGTCGACATCCGGTGCGCCGAGGCACATGAGGCGTACCTGGCGCACGACCGCGAGCGTCAGGCCCGGAAGCGCGCGGTGGCTCAGGCTCGCGCCGGCAGCGAGCCGCCGTGACCGCCTCCTGGCTGGAGGCCGGCCTGCCCGGGCTGCATGTCGACCTCGGCGAGCACACCCGGCCGTGGGCGCCCGGCGGCGGTGTGTGGGTCCGGCCGCCGGCCGCCGACTACCAGTGCGGCACCTGCGGCCGGACCGAGTCCGCCTCCGGGGATGCCGTACCTGCCTTCGTCTCCACCATCCACCACATCCACACGTGCACCACCAACCAGACAGGACATGCTGCGTGAACTCCTGGCATCACGCCCAATCATCGGCCCGGAAATGGGGCGGCACTCCCGACGTCTACCTGCCCGTACACGAGTTCATCGACAGTTCGAAGCAGGTCATCGGCGACGTCCGCCACCGCTCCCTCTACCACCACACCACCGGGATCTGGCTCTGCCAGCGCATCTTCGGCGTCACCCTCGACATCCCCAAGCAGCGATCCACCGTCCAAGTCCCCGTCCGGCTCATCGCCGAACAACACGTCCTCGAAGACCTCGGCTGGCTCCCATCGCCCGCCGACTACATCGACGGCATGCCCATCAAACCGTGGATGTCCGGCGCCCAGCGCAAGACCGTCCCACTCTCCCACCTGCTCCTCAACCAGCCCTCTGGAGACACCCAGTGACCGCCAACTTTCTCGGCATCCCCGTGCACGGCGACATCACCCGCGGCGCCTGCCGCGTCGAGCAGAAGCCCATCGAGGATCTTCAGCCGATCCTCCAGGCCGTCCTCGACGACCCGACGATCGTCGAGTTCGGCTGGCGGCAGTACACCCCGTACTTCAACGACGGCGCGCCGTGCACTTTCAGCGTCCATGGCACGTGGGTGCGCACCACCGCAGACGAAGACGCCGACGAAGACGATCTGGAGATGTGGGGGCACTGCAGCCTCGGCACGACGACGGGCGGCGAGTGGGTCGACGACCCCGACCAGCCTGGCCGCCGCAAGAAGGTCGGCGAGCAGTACGAGGGGCCTGACGAGGACCGCTACCGCCGGTGCAAGGCGCTGGAAGCCGCCGTCGAAGGAGGCGCGTTCGAAAACGTCCTTCTCGACGCGTTCGGCGACCACGCCACGGTGACCGTGCGGCGTACCGGCATCGAGATCGAGTTCTTCGACCACGACTGAGCCACCTGCCGGCGGCCGACCCCCACGGCCGCCATGGGCCCGCCCCGCTCCCCCTGGCTCAAGCGGGGCGGGCCCACCACTGAGCAGGAACTCCACCAGCACACCACCGACATCCCAGGAGCGGACACCTTATGACCGTCGACCGATACGCCGACGAAGACCTCCGTGCCGAAGCCGCCATCTGCCTGCGCGGCCTCAGCACCACGCCCGACGAGGCGGACATCCGCCGGTGGCTGCCCGGCGCCTACATCGAGTCACACCGCAAAGACGACGGCCGTGGCCGCACCTGGGGCGCCCTGCTCGACGAGAACGGACTCAACGACGTATCCGGAGAGATTCATGGCCTGATCGAAGGCGCGGCCGACGTCGCCCGGTGGGCCGTCGACCTCGGCGCGGACGGGCTGGAGCCGTCCGGCCACACACTCCAGCTTGGTGTCGACCTCGGCGACGGAGACCAGCAGCCCCGCGTCCGCCTCCACTTCGCCTTCCACCCGGATATGGACGACGAAGCCCGCGCACGCTTCACCATGCGGCTGGGAAAAGCCGTGCTCCAGGCCCTTTGACCAGGACGGACATCCCCATGAAGTGGCTCCTTGGCGGCCTGGGTGCAGCTGTCACCGCGTCCGGCATCACCTATCTGATCGCCCCTCAGCCCCCGTGGTGGTGGCTCCTCGGGCTCCTCGCCGCGCTCTTCATCTGGACGAGCTGGCTGTTTCTCAGCTGACCACCAGGCCGGCGCGAGTAAGTCCTGCCCGTCCCGTAGCCCCGCACACAGACCCGTCCCGGGCGGCCGGCCCTGAGCCCAGCCCGGGACGTCAGCACCACCGCCCGCACCAGAAGGGAGGGCCGATGCCCGCCAGGACAGCGCGCTGTCACCAGTGCGGTGCCACCGTGCTGTGGACCGTCACCGAAGCCGGAAAGAGGCTCGCCGTCAACGCCCGCCCAGACCCGGGCGGCAACACCGCGGCCTACCAGGACGGCACAGGCACGTGGCGCTCCCGGCGGCCATCCGAGGAACTGCCCCTCACGGGATGGGAACGGCTGTACACGCCGCACGCCGCCACCTGCCGGGCGCAACGCCCCGAACCTGAGATGACCCGCTGCCTCGGCGTCATCAACCTCGCCGACGCCCGGCGCCGGCGGCAGAACGGCGGACGCCCATGACCAGATTCCTGCTGCCGCTCGGCGTGGCTACGACCGCCAGAGGTAGCCCCCTGCAAGCACCACCCTCGCCCACCCCCTGCACGACCGAGAGAAGGATTGTTGGACAGCGCGGAGCAGGAGCGCCCCGGCGGAAGCGTGCCGAACGCCTACGGCAACGCGGTCGCCTGGCGGTGGACACGGGAGATGCCTGCGACCGTTCGACGCTCCGGCCTGCCCACACTTCTCTACGCCCTGCGCGCCATGGCCAACGCCGCCGGCGAACTGCGCTTCGGCAGCGACCGCAAGCCGATCCGTATCCAGGACATCGCGAAGGCTGCCTGTTGCGACGAGAAGGACGCACGCCGCTACCTGGAGGCAGGCGTCCGGGCCGGTGTGGTCGCTGTCCAGGGAGAGCGTCGCAGGGGCCGGCCAACGTTGTACGTGCTCGTCCTGTCGCCGTCACCGGACTGGTCGGCAGCAGCGTCCTACCTCGACGCGACGAAGCGTGACCGGTCGCCCCGGAAGCCGGCTCCGTGGGCGGGATCGGAAGACGAAAAGTTCGGGGGGCGGCCCCCGGAACTTGATGATGCGAAGTTCGGGGGACCGCCCCCGGAACTTACCGGCGGTACGGATTCCAAAGTTCGGGGGACCGCCCCCCGTTGGAGTTCGGGGGACCGCCCCCCGAATGGTTCGGGGGACCGCCCCCCGAACAACCCAGGGAGAGACAAGGAACTACCCCAAGAGGTGGCTGAGGTTTCTTCTCAACCTCAGGTGGATGGGCCCGCCGCTCTCCACATCGGTCACCAAGAGCAACCAAGAGCCGACCCGGCCGACTTCGTCCGATGCGCCCACTGCCACCAGCCGATGCTCCCCCGCCCCGGCCGCACCACGCACGCACACTGCAAGACCACCGGAGACGCCATATGAGTCTCGTCACCCGAGATCCCGCAACTGGCCTGCGCCGCGGCCCGGTCCGCTTCCCCGACGGAAGCGCTCCGCCGCCGAACGGCTGCCGCTGGTGCGGCATCGAACAGCGCCACCACGGCCGCCAGCAGATCGCCTCAGTCGGCGCCCACTCCTGGCAGCAGCCGACCGACACACAACTCCGCGCCCGCATGAAGGCGCAACGAAAGAACCACGCCGCAGCGCGCCGCTCCTGCACCACATGCGAGCACTACCTCCCCCTCATGCCGACCGAAGAGCCGTGCAACCCGGAGGGATGCGGCTGCACCGGCTACCCGCCGGCCTGCGACGTGCACGCGGCACCGGCAGGCACAGCATTCCCGATCACCAACTGCTCCCAGTGGGAACTGGCTCGTGCCACCGCCGTAGGCGACACCCACGACCATCCGAACCCGTGACCGCGCGGACAACACGCCAGGAGCCCCAATGACCATCGACGCGCTCCGCGCCATCCAAGACGAGGAATTCCCCGAGGTGCGTCGACGATCCACCCCACGCACCGCACGCCCGCAACCGCCCGTTCCGCCCACCGACCCCGCACCATCAGACGACGCCGGCAGCGGCCCCGACAAGCTACCCGTCGAGCAACTTCTCGCCTGGGCCGACCAGCACCCCGACCCCGGCGTGCGGGACCAGGGAGCACGAGCCCGGAACGCCATCGCCAGCCTGCGCGTGAGGCATACCGTCGACATCGAGCTGGCCGCCATCACCACCGAGGCGGGGCACCTGGAGCAGCGGCTTGCCGAGCTGCGGGCCCGTGAAGCCGAGTTGGCGCCGCAGAAGGCGAACAAAAAGCCCGCCAGGTTTGCGGCGGGCGAGGTGCGTGCCTGGGCGAAGTCGAGCGGCGTCGACTGCCCCCAGCGCGGCCGGGTGCCCGCGGCCGTGGTCGACGCCTGGCGGCAGGCCACTGGAAGGGGTGCATGACCTCCCACCCGATTCCCGAGAACGCCGGCCACTGGTGGCAGCGACCGCAAGCAGCGCCCTGCCCCACGCCCGACCAAGGCGCTCCGGTGACCACCGCGCCGGACTCGTCGGCCAACACCCGCCCACACAACACCACTAGGAGCAACACATGACCAACCTCGCCACGATCCTCGATACCGGACTCGGCTGGCTCTACGAAACCGAACAGCCAGACGACGCCCACCAGGACCACCGCGGCATCACCCTCGATCTGCCAGAGGGGAACCGGCTCTACAACTTCTGCCCGGTCGCCGCGGGCGGCCTCCCCGTCGTGATCGTGAAAGTCGCCAAGGTCGAGTGGATCGACAACGTTAGGCCGGCGAACCCGCTGGCATCGGGGGAGCTGGAGGCGCTGGTGGAAGAGCTTCGCCGCCGCGGCGTCGATGTCGATTCCACGTGGGGCGGCCACCCCGCCAGACTTGGTGGCGTCCGCCTCACCTGCACTGCCCATCCGACCCTGGTCGCCGCCGTCGCCCGCATCCCCCTTGAGGCCCCGCCAGCGTCCGAGCGCGAGCAAGACCAGCCGCAGCAGACCAAGCCCTTCCCTTTCTGGTACACCGAGCCGGCAGGCAACAGGGTGGAGATCGAGCCGGCCGACACGGCCCACCAATCGGGCGTGTTCGTCGACATCACCAATGACGGCAAGAGCACTGCTGGTGGGATCTTCGTGCGCGCCGATAGGGCCTCCCAGGTGGCTGATGCAATTCGGGTGGCCGCCGGTCTCTCGGAGGCGCGCGCCGCGGTGGCCGACGAGACGGAGCAGCTGCGCGCCGAGGTGGAGCGGCTGACCAGGCTCGTCGGCCAGTACGCCGACCGGGGCATCGAGAACGGCCAACGCGCCGAGCGGGCCGAGGCCCGGGTACGCGAGCTGGAGACCGCCGCGGCCAAGCCCCCGGTGGACCAGACCGCGCTCCGCGTCCGCATCGCTGCCGCCCTGCGCGAGCACTACCTGAGCACCGACCGCGACGAGGCCGACGCCGACCGGAACATGCCCTGCCGGTGCGGAGACTGGCGGGAGCCCGGGGCCGAGGCGGACGACGAGAACGACTGGGACACGCACCTCGCCGACGTGGCCCTCGCCGTGCTGCCTGCGACCACCGGGCAGACTGCCGAGGTGGAGCGGCTGCGCGAGGAGCACGCGACGTGGCGGAAGCTCGGTAAGCGCAACTTGGAGGCGGCGCACGAGGAGAGCGCCCGGCTGCGCGCTGACCATGCCGCCAGTCTCAACCGCTTCCGTGCGGTGGTCCGGCGTCTCGCCGCGCACGCTGTCGGCTTCCAGGACGTTCTCGACGAATCCGACCATGACCCGTGGGCCAAGACGGTGGTCGCCGATATCGCCGAGCTGCGCCGCCTGACCGCTGATCTGCCGCTGAGCCCGTACTACAGCCACGAGACATGCGGCTTCCACTGGCACGGCCGCGACGGCATGGACATCCCCATGCGCGACGGGCAGCCGGTGTGCCCCCGCTGCGAGCTGCACACGGCCGAGGCACGCGCGCTCACCGAGGCCGCAGATCGGCTGTCCATGGACTGGGGCGGGCCCAACCACGAAGACACCATGGAGGAAGTCCGCCAGCAGCTCCGACGCGGGGCAACCGCAGCGGCCCCGGACGGCGAGCGGAACGCGGAGTCTGTCGACCCGACCAGTGGGCAGTACGCCGGGGGCGAGTCGTGACCAGGCGCGGGGGTGCCCTGTTCTCTCCGGATGAGGTGCGGCTGATCGCGGGCCTGGCCCGCGGGCACACCAGGCGGCGGATCGCTGCTGACCTCGGCATACCTGAGGAGACGGTGTTCAGCCGGCTCAGGGGGCTGGGTATGCGGCTACGGATCAGCGGTGCGATCCAGCCGGTGTTGGTGCACTACGGGTACGGCTATGGCTACCTGGCCGACCTCGCCCCGGAGGAGCCCCGCCAGGCCCAGCTGACTGCGCGGCAGGAAACGGTGCTCAGGATGACGGCGCACGGCTTTACGGTGCAGGAGATTGCTGCGGCGCTTGTCCTTTCGGTGAACACGGTGGGCACGCATCGGCGGCGCCTGTATCGGATGTTGGGTGCGCGCTCGGCCGCGCACGCGGTGGCGTTGGGTTGGCAGGCCGGCGTCTTGCATCACCGGTCGGGGAGGCGCGTGGCGTCGGCTTCCTCGGGGGATCGCCCCTTGGCCGCGGCTGGTGACGCTGGCGGGCCGCCCGTTAGGAGTGCGGCGTGATCGATGTTCTGGCCTACGTGGGGCTCGTTGTCGCGGTCGCCGGGCTGCCCCTCGGCGTGCCGGCTGCTCTCGCGCCGCGGCGGCCGAGGAGGCACCGCTGATGGGGCGGGGTGTGAATGACCTGGCAGGGGGTCTGTATGGGCGCCTGCCGGTCGATCACGTGCCGGTAGTCCGGATGATCCAATCCACTCCTGCCAGGCGCCTGAGCGGGCGCACGCGGCCCCTATGGGGCGCTGCCGCGTGATTCGCCCTGGCCCGAGTGGCGCAACGGCAGACGCAATCGCCTTAAAAGCGACAACGTGCGGGTTCGAATCCCGCCTCGGGTACGCCAGCACCCTCACCGAACGGAACACCCTTGACTGAGGCCAAGTACCACCGGCTGATGGTCCTCCTGATCGCCGTCGCCCTCCTCGCCGCCGCCATCGCACTGATCCTCGCGGCCCGGAATGCCAACGGGCTGCCCCGCTGCCCGCACATCACACGTACCGAACGCGGGGACCTCGTGCCGGCCGAGCAACGCCCATGCCGCCTTGACGACCAGCCGCCCACGCGTCACCCGGAACCCACGGCGCACCAGCCTCCCGCCTCGCTCCTCCAGGCGTCGGCAACGGCAGTGAGGGCCCGCCGGTGACCGCGTCACTCCATTGCCGATGCGGCCGACCGCTCAGCGCCCCAGAGTCCGTCGCTCGCGGCATCGGGCCGGTCTGCGCACGCCGACTCGGCATGACCGCACAGCCCGAGCCGATCCAGGCCAAGCCGACTCGCATACCCGGCCGGACCATCCCGGGACAGACCGCACTGCCCCTGCAACTCGACCTGGACGCCGAGCAGAACCATCGCAGTGTCCCGGACGTTCGAACAGGAGACCCGCTTTGACCATGCAGGAAACCATCGTGCCGGCGACGTTGCTACTCGTCCTCGACGGCTTGGTGCCCCTCCACATCGCGCGCTTCGCCAGCCGCCCCGCCGAACGGGACCTTGCCCTCGCGGAAGCCGGAGACCTCGCCGACACCATGGCTGGCATTGCTGACCGGCTCACCGCCGCTGGAAATTTCCGCAACAGCGCCGCCCGGCGCGAACGTGGCCAGGTGCTCACTGCCATGGCCACCTGTCTCGCGCTCGGTGCGGAGCAGGACAGCGGCATCACCTGGGGCGGCGGCCACTGGTGCACCCGACCACACGACGGCTGCCCTCATCGTCAGGCCGCCTGAACTCACCCCACCCACTCTCATCGAGCGGAGCATCATGACCGAGACCCCTGCCCCTACCGTCGGCCAGATCTGGGCCGACAACGACCCGCGCACGCCGAACCGCTTCCTGGAGATCGTGGCAGTCAGCGAGATCCATGCCACCGTGCGACAGGTCGCCCGTACCCCGCAGGGCTTGACCGCGATCCTGCCAGGCGTCCGGCAGACCCGTATCCGCCTGAACCGATTCCGGCCGACCAGCACCGGCTACCGGTACATCGGGGAAGCAAAGTGACCGAGCACAGCGACACCGTGCCAACAGCGCTGCCGTCTCCCGGCCCGCTCCCCGACGAGCAGTTGCCGCCGTACAGCGGTGACGACACGGCGTGTGCGAAGTGCGGCTTCGCCAGCGCCTCCACCCACTACCGGACCGCCGGTGAACGCGACGCACGGAAGTCGAAGTCGCGCCGCCCGTCGCCCAAGAGCGAGCGCCTGGAGCGCGAGTGTGTGCGATGCGGATACATGTGGGACGAGGCGCCCACCGGTAGGGTCGCCAGCAGTCGTGAGCGGTGCCCGGACCATCCCGGGCGATACCGGAAGGGCTGCCTGGACTGCGCCCTAGCCGTACCTGGAGAACCGCCGGCGGCCGACCCCAGCCGGCAGCCCCGCCGCGACGGTCACACAGGCGCTGGAGCGACCCGCGAGCCCGCAGGCGAACAGAGAAGTGCAGAAGGGAATGAACGGCCGTCAGCCGCCCGCACAGGCGATCAGTTCGGCACGTGTGACGCGTCTACCGTGCTCGCTCTCGTCGATCAGCCGGAGATGATCGGCCCATGCGTGCTCCGCCACGCCCACGACGGGCCCGAACACCAAGCCGCGAACGGCGCAACCTGGTCCGACCCCACGGCCACACCAGACACCGATGCGCAGCTCGACCACGCGTACCGGGAGCGTGCGCACCTCGTCGCGCTCCTCGCCGCCATGACCCCGGAGGCCGTCATCGCCCCCGCCCTCGATGTCGACGAGCCCGCCTGGAAGATCGCCTACCTCACCATCGGCAGCCGGCAGTGCTCATGGCACATCGCTCCGCGTGACGCCGAGCTCTTCGTCCACGTCGAGCACGTCCAGGCCGACGATCCCCGCGCCCAGTGGGACGGCCACACGACCATCGAAAAGTACGACCGCATCCAAGAACACATCCGGCGCACCGCCGGCCACAACCAGGAGCACCGAACGTGAACAAGATTCCTACCCTGTTCGCCCGCGACCCCGAGGATCGCGCTCATGTCCTGCCCACCGTCAACCCCGAATGCCAGTGGGTCCTCGACGGCGAGGGGACGGCGACGCGGAAGTGGGACGGCACCTGCGTCATGCTCGACGCCGCCGGCGAGTGGTGGGCGCGCCGGGAGGTCAAGCCCGGTAAGGCCCAGCCGCCGGGCTACATGCCGATCTCGACCGACGAGATTACGGGCAAAACTGTGGGCTGGGAGCCGATCATCCAGTCCTCGTTCGCGAAACTCCACACGGAGGCTCTGGCCAACAGCGCCGCCGCCAAGGCCGGCACGTACGAACTCCTCGGCCCAAAGATCAACCGAGGCCCGGACGGCTTCGACGCTCACATCCTCGTGCGCCACGGGTGGGCACCGCTCTCCGAGCGGCAGGACTGCGCGACCGCACCGCGGGACTTCGATGGACTGCGCGAGTGGCTGCTGGGTCGCCCGTACGAGGGCCTTGTCTGGCATCACGAGGACGGTCGGATGGCCAAGCTGAAGGCCCGCGACTTCCGCTGACGGCAACAGCACTCCGGGGCGCCCCGTTCCGGCCGGCCAGCCTGGGGCGCCCCGCGTTGCCCGCCAGCACAGACGCATCCACGCCACACGGGAGATCATGAAGCCATGGGCACGACGAACGACGAAGAAACACGGCCGTGGGAGCAGCAGGCCGACGAGCCCGATAAGGCATATGCGCACTTTACGAAGTGGCTCGCACTTGAAGACCGAAGCCTCGTCACGGCAACCGCGCCGCTGGGCCTCTCATACGGTCGACTGAAAGACCTCTCCAGCGACCACGGATGGAAGGCGCGCGCCGCCGCCTACGACCAACACCAGTCACGGCAGATCGCCAACACCACAGCGAAGGAACGGCGCGCCGCCGCCCGAGCTATCGCGCGGGACATCCGCGAGATGGCCGAAGCGCGCCTCGACCTACCGGCCGCCGAGCGCGACCCCACCGGTGTACAGAAACTCGCAACCGCGTTGAAAGCGATCACGCCGGCGCTCGATGACCCGGCGCCGGCACAGACCGTGAAGATTGACATCGAGGGCCTGTACACGGCCGTACGACTGCGAGAAGCGCGGCGCGAGGAAGAGGAGGAAGACGCAGCGTGAACGACGGCGAGGACGGCGGATGACACCGAGCATCCCGGACGAACTCATCGACGACATGGCGTCGCTTCGGTACCCCCACTGGCTCGCCGAACGCCTCGACCCGACGTGGCGCACCCGTGCGCATACGCGGCTGATGTCGCGGGAGCTGGCGCGTTCGGTGGAGTCAGGCACGAATCTCCTCCTGACATGCCCGCCTCAAGTTGGGAAAAGCACTCTGTGCGCCGAATGGCTCCCCCTATGGATGCTGCTGCGCGACCCGACCCGGCGAAGCATCATCTCCTCCTACGGCCACCGTCTCGCCGTACGGTCCGGGCGGCGCGTCCGCAACCGCCTGGCGGAGTTCGGCCCCCGCTTCGGCGTGCTACTCGCCGAGGGCATCAAGGGCGCCGACGAGTGGTACACCTCCAAGGGCGGAGGCGTGAAAGCTGTCGGAATCGGCGGCGGCGTGACCGGGTCGCCGTGTGACGGAGTCGGAATCATCGACGACTACTGCCGCAATCGGGCAGACGCCGACTCCCCTGTCATGCGGGACAACGTGTGGGAGTGGTACTCCTCCTCGTTCATGACCCGTCTCGCCCCGGGCACTCCGACCGTTGTTCTCGCGACCAGATGGCACCCGGATGACCTGATCGGGCGACTGCTGCGCGAACAGGGCCGCATCGAAGAGGGCGGCACCTGGAAGGTCGTGCACCTGCCGGCTCTCGCTGAACTGGCCCTGACCGGCGGCACAGACCCCCTCGGGCGTGCCGAGGGCGACCCGCTGACGCACCCGCACGAAGACCTCAACACCACAGAAGCCCTGCTGGGCTACTGGCGCAAACGCAAGGCCGACACACCCCTCGTCCGTGACTGGCGAGCCCTGTACATGGGCGACCCCGCCGAGCGCACGGGCGCGCTCGTCTCGTGGGAGATCATTCAGGACTCGGTCATCGCGCCCTCGGCCGTCCCGCAGAAGGTACGCATCGTCGTTGCCGTCGACCCCTCGGGCGGCGGCGCGGACGAGGTCGGGATCATCGTCGCGGCCCTCGGCGACGACGAGAAGGTGTACCTGATCGCCGACGCGAGCGCCGTCATGCCCGTGACCGAGTGGCCCCGCACCGCGTGCGACCTCGCCGAGCAGCACGGGGCCGACCGCATCGTTCTCGAGGTGAATTTCGGCGGCCGGCTCGTCGAGCAGGCGATCCGGGCCGCGTGGACGTCGAAGCCGCGTAGCGAGCTGATGCCGGCGATCAGCGAGGTGCGGGCCCTGCGCGGGAAGGTCCTGCGCGCCGAGCCGATCGCGCAGGAACTCGCGATGGGCCGGATCAAGATCGTTGCCGGCCTCGACAAGCTGTGCAGGCAGTGGGCGACCTATCGGGCTGGCGACCGGGACAGCCCGGGCCGGCTCGACGCCTCGGTGTACGCCTGCGTCGCGCTGCTGCGCACCCCCGTGGAAGGGCTCGCGTCCGAGACGACGCGCAGCCGGCGCCGCGACGCGATCGGCGGACGCGGCGGCCGGCGCCTGCCCGGGCGATGACGCCGGCCGTACCCTCGGATCATGGACACGACGCAGCCGGCGGCCGGTGGGCCGCAACGCATCGACGAGCACGCGCTCGAGCGGTTGCTCGACGCCGGCGCCTCGCTGCGCGTTCCGGTGCCTGTATGGTCCGAGCGGCCAAACGGCGACCTCGAGCTCGACCTCGGCCCGTGGGGCGGCGTGTGGGAAGTGCCGGCCGAGTACCGCCGGCAGGCCGGCGACCTGCATTGACAGGGCCCCGGTTCTACTTTTCGGCCCGGAAATGAGGCGGCGATCATGGCGAACTTCGTCAAGGGCGGCGGCGTCGGCGTCCACATCATCGAGTACAACCCGCGCGAGTTGACCCGGATCGTCGAGGAACACGTCCTCGACCTGACGATCCGCGTCCTCGAGGAAGCGCGCCGCACCTGCCCCGTGGGCAAGGGCCCGAGCGCCGGCGCGCTGAAGGCTTCCCTCGATGCCGAGGTCGACGAGGTGAACGGCCGCATCGTCGGCCGCGTCTTCAGTGACCTCGATTACGCGATGATCGTGCACGAGGGGCGCGGCCCCGTGCGGGCGCGCCCGGGTAAGGTGCTCGGACCCCTGCCGCAGCCGCAGCCGTACCCGCGCTTTGTCCGGCGGGTGAAGGCTGCTCCTGGGAATCCGTGGCTGTTCGAGGCGCTGAAGACGGTGAGCCCCTATCCAGTAGAGGGTCGTTGACTCTGCGGTGTCCTGGCGGTCAGGCGAGCGCCGCCGCGGTGTCCTTGCGTCGTGCTTGTGCGGCGTCGTGAAGGGCTTCGACCGCGCCAACCCACTGCGCCAGTTCGGGCTCGGGAGACAGCTCGATGGACCGCTGCCGGCAGGCAGCCGAGGCCTGCTGCCACTGGCCTTCGTGGGAGAGCAGTCGGCGCAGGTGGGCGACCCATTCGGCGATCTGGTCGCGCCGGGCGAAGATCCCTGCACTGCCGAGGGCTTCCTTGAGTCCGGGGGTGGGGGCAGCGATGACGGGGATTCCGGAGGCGCATGCTTCGACGGAGACCATGCCGTACGACTCGTAGATGCTCGGCACCAGCAGCACCCGCGTGCGGGACCACACGTCGCGGCGCATGTCGGAGGTCTGCGGGATGATTTCGACGTTCTCTGGCATCTCGTTCGTGACTTGGTCGCCATGGCCGCCAGTGACGCCGAGGAATTTCTGTTCGGGGAAAAGCTTGGCGAGGCGCTGGAACACTCCAACGCCTTTGTGTTCGCTGAGATTAATCAGGGTAACGTGATCGCCGGGCGTGGTTGCGTGTTCAGCTGGCCTTACGGGCGGGTGGATTACCATCCAGTTGATGGTCAGCTGTCGCCAACTCTGCGCCATCCAATGCGTGTTGAACACTGTCAAATCAGGCCGAGTGGCGAGTGTCTGCTTGTTCATCCAGAACGTGTTGTGTTGGACGAAGACGGACGGCACCCCACGTTGCTTGGCGAGCATGACCGCCCGGGTTGCGTTCTGGTGGTGCGTGACGATGACGTCTGGGGCGAGGGCGCCGACTCTACTCGCACTGTTTGCTTCACCATCCCGTGAGTGGTAGCGGACGGAACCTTCAGTCCATTCGCGCGGAGCTTCGGGCATATGCGAGACGACGGCGTGTACGTCGTGACCTTTATCGGCGAGGGCCTGCAGCATGGTATGGACCATGGTTTCCGATCCGGCCATGCGGTATGGAACGGCGTAATGGATAAGGGCAACAATCCTCATGGCACATCATTCCGGGCGTCACGCCCATAGGTTCTCGAGGGGGATATCCTGCGCGCGGAACCGTCTGGCCGCTGGTCGCGCGTCGCGCGGAGACTTCGTTACGGCGCGCCACCTTCGGCGTAGGTCACGTTGCGGAACATCCCTTCGAAGCGGTTCGGTTCCTGCCCGCTGGACGACTCCTCTTTCTCGACGAAGAAATACGGGCCCCGGTACTGATCGTCCTGCGCGACCGCGCTGTACTGCTGACCGTCGGCCAGGGTTCGGGTGAAGGTCAGAGTCGTTGGTGTCACCCGCAGCGCGTACGAGCCCCACACGTCGGCAGCGATCGCTGGCGAGGTCTGCGTTGCGAGGTATTGGATCGCCCCGGTCTGGCTTGGCCATTTCGCGATCCCGATCTCGCCATTCTGTCGCTGAAAAACCCGGTACAGCGTTTTCTGCCCCTCGGGATACCCGCGTGGATTACGCTCCGGGTCACTCTCGGGCCAGTCGTACGTGTCCTCGTCCGTCAGGGCGCCGACAAGCAGGCCCATTTTCGCGTTCGTGGCGCTCACCGGGGCTAGCGTGTTCCACTTCATGTCCCACGTGATCGTGTAGTCGGTCGGGTCCGTGATGGGCGACTCCCACGCGAGCACGGAGGGCCGGGCAAGGTCTTCACCGAAGCCGGCCGGCAGGACCAGGCCCTGCTCGGACTGCTCTGGCCGGCCACGTACGAACCCCCCAGCGCTGACGACGAGCTGCTGATCAGTGGCGAAAGTCAGCTGACCGGTGGCCATGCGCCGGTGCTCCCACGGGTCTGACGCTGTGCGGTACCCGTAGCCGTCGCGGAACTGCTTGTAGTACACGGGGTCGAGGCACAGCGCCCCGCGGATTCCGAGGTCGGCGATCCGTGTCGCCTGTGACTGCCTCGAGTTGCCGATCATCAGGACGTTGATCCCCGCGGCCTGATACGCCGAGAAGACGCTGTTCGCGTAGTGGTCGCTGAGCGCCATCCACTGAATCCCGGCGCCGGTGACGTCGGCGACCGGGAACGGCAGCTCGGTCACGCCCCACGTGGCCGGCGGGTCGGGCCACGTGTCGCCGAGGATCGGCACGATGCCGGCGTTGATGACAGTCGTCGCGTTGGTGATCGACGAGACGCCGATCATCGCCCACTGCTGCGCGCAGTGCCCGAGGACCGCCCGGATGGCGCCCCGGATGTGTGTCGCCTCGGTACCGAAACTGTTCCCGGGCTGCGGGGTACAGGCCAGCAGCGCGATCGACTTCGCGGCGATCTTGCGGAGAAAATCCTCGGCGAGCGGCTGGTGGTAGCGCTGCGCGAGGTATCCGTACCAGCCGCCGCGCCGGTCATCGCGGCCCCCGGGTTCGTCGGGGTCGGGCCGCTGGTAGGCGACCGGGTCGTCGATGTCGCCGGCGTAGTTGTACACGGACTGGCACTGCGAGGTGGTGAGCTGGCGGATGTCCTGCCCGATGTAGATCGACGTTCGGCCGCCGGTGATCTTGTCGTCCCAGTAGTCCGCGACGACACCAACATCTTCAGCGTTCGTAGCGACCTGGAAGTGGATGATGTCGAGGCCGTTCGCCAAGCAGTAGTCGACGCCGTACGGGCTGCTGTACGGGTTGTGCAGGCCCGCGAGGGACTTCGCGCCTACGACGTTCGGGGCCGGCGGCAGGTCGGCGATCGTCTGCCCGCACACGGCAGGAACCGGGCCTGGGCCGCCGGGCGTATAGATCCCCCCGTCGGTGCCGAATCGGGCCGCCTGCCCGGCGTCGTTGCTGAGCTTCGCCTGTACGCACTGAGTGCCCGGATCCCATTCGATACCGGGCCCCCAGCACACTGCCGAGCCCCAGTCGTCGGCGAGGCGCACGGTGTACGTGACCGGCCGGACACCGGACCGATCGACCTCGATCGGCGCCTCGCCTTCGACCGTGACCGTGCTGCCGCCGCAACCGCAGGGTGCAGCCATGGTTCATACCTCCCTGTTGAGGTTCATCTCGTACGGTTCCTTGATCGGCTGCCCGGTCTTGGGGTCCTCGGTGAGCCGGTACCACCCGTCGTCGAGCTGCACGATGAGCTCGTCGACGGCGCGGCCTGCACCTCGGGCGGCGCGGCCGAGCGCGCGCGACGACTGCGTTCCGGCTCGCTGCGCCTGCTGCGCCGCGCGCTGCCCTGCGATCGCCATCAGATATCGCCGCTCTCTGCGTACGGGGGCAGGGTTGCTAGTCCTACGCTCAACTTCTCGCCGGTGGTGTTGTCCCATGTCGCCGACACGTCGGTGAGCAGGAACCCTTGCGACAGGACGAAACAGGAGTCGCCGAGGACGTCGATCCGCTCGCCCGGTACGAGCTGCCGCAGGGTCACGCTCGCCTCGGGGGCGAGCTGCGCCGTTCCGGGCATCGAGATCGACATCGGGGCGGGATAGCGACCGGCGAGGTCGTTCGCCGCGATCCGGCGAAGCTGCGCCTCGGTCGGCAGGTCCTCTTGCACGTTCACGAGCCGGTCGAGGCGTCCGTACGCCGTCACCGTGCGGCCGGACGAGACCGTCGTCCCCTTCAGGTCGTCGCCCTGCTGCGTGGTCGCGAACGAGCGCGTCGCCGCCTCGGTGCCGTCCCTGACGATCTCGGTCTCGCCCGAGAAGTCCTCGAAGTTCAGGCGCGCGGTCGGCAGCGACAGGGCCGAGGACTGCGAGCGCAGGTACAGCGTCCGGCCGACCGTGGTCCAGCGCAGGCCCGACTTCGCGAGCTCCCTGAAGATTTCGCCGACGAACTCGGCCCAAATCCGGGCGCGCACGACCGTGTGTTCGTTGCCCTCGTCGTCTTCCTCGATCGTCGTGCCGTCCTTCCGCCACGAGATGACCGACAGGCCCTCGCTGCGGGTGCGGATGTACGAGTACATGCCGGCGTAGTCCGAGGGGTCCGAGAGCGAGCTCTCGATCATGTTCAGGCGGATGATGTTCTGTGCGATGTATGTGACGACGCCGCGCCTGCGCCCGACACTGTCCGCCGTGGCCTCGGTGTAGTTCATCCGCCACGTGTTCACGAGCCGGTCGAGCCATGCGAAGACGTCACTTGCTTCGATGACGATCCGTTCGCGTTGGATGCGGACGCGCTGAATCGGGCCCTGCCACACGATTTCGGGTCGGCTGCCGGCTAGCTCGCGGTAAATGGTGAGCTCGTGCACCCATGGGTGCACGCCGGTCCACTCGGCGCAGCAGTCGTCAAAGACGTCGCGGCTGAAGGTCGCCGTCGCCTCGCTCGTGTCGTTCAGGGTCCGGCCCCAAGTGCACTCAACGAGCCCGTCCGCTGATTGCAGGGGCAGCATCAGGGCTCCACCGCGCCAATGGATGCGAGCCCGATACAGCTCGGGGCATCCGATCGTTTCGGCGTCTGAGGCAACACCGCTGGCCGCGCCGCAGCCTTCCGAGGGCACGAACTGCACCACGTCCGACGTGGCAGTTTCCTCAGCGCCGCTCTCGCGAACGACGCGCAGGGCGTACGTCATGTCGGTGCAGCGCAGCGGAGCCGTGTCGAGCATCTGCGCCGGCGGGTCCGGCAGGTCGGCACCGTCGCCGGTGAACAGGACGGTGCCGCCGGGCTGCCTGATGACCTGCCACAGCGGGACCATGCTCGGATCCTCAACATCGACGGTCAGGGCCACGCCTTCGGGGATGACCTCGGCCTCGATGCGGGTCGGGCCGAGATGGACCGGGGCATACAGGTTCATCCGGCGGATGCCGGTGCCAGTCGCCACGCCCCACACGAGCAGCGGGGCGGCTGAGGTTTGGCCCTTGACGCAGATACTCTCGGCTTCGCGGTGCGTCAGGTCGGGGTACTGCGTGTTGTCGATCTCGCCGCCGACAACGCTGGCGTCGGGCAAGCTGTAGATCGTCCAGTACAGCCGGTTACCGGCGTGGCCGTGCCAGTTGTACAGGTACTCGCCGAAGATGACCCACGTCTGAAACTCTGCTGCGACGGGGATGGCGCGCTCGGCGTACAGGACGGTCCCCGGGTTGGCCGGCGTGAACGTCGAGAGCTGGTACACGGCGACGTAGTACGTGCCGTTGTCGTGGTAGCGCAGTGCGATCTGATCGTGTGCGGTGTCGATCGAGGCCGTGATGTGGTCGCGGCCTGGGGCGTGATCGTAGACGTCGATGCCCGGGTCGCCGATGTCGAGGACGGCGCCATTCACAAAGGGGTACCGGGCGATCTTTCGCGCGTAGCCGTTACTGCCGGCCGCGGCCTCGGCCGCGTCGTACCCGGTCCACAGGTACACGGTGTCGCCTACGCGCTGCACGCCCAGGCCGGCACCGTGGTCGAAGCCGCGTACGTACATCACGCCGAGCAAGGCGCCCTGCGAGCTGACCCGGCTGATCGCGAAATCACCGCGGCGCGCCCGATCCTCGAAGGGCACCGGGGCGGGTTCGCCGTCGAGCTGCTGGCCGCCCGAGATGACCTGCGTCGCGTAGACGTCGCCGGTCGCATCGTCGAACGCCGCCTGTTGGTGCACGGTGCCCTGCGACAGTTCGACCGGGCCACCGAGCAGTATCGATGCCGGTAGCGTCGGGTAGAAGGGGTCAGCCATTCAGACCACGTCCGCTCGGGGAATGAGCTGCACGCGTACTTGCGCGTCGTCGGCGACCGTGTCCGCGAGGGCCCACACCTCGACGCACAGTCCGCCGGGGCAGGGGAAGAACGGGTATGTGAACAGTCCGCCCTGCTGCCCGTACAGGTCGGGCGCTGAGCGCGCTACGCCGCGGACCTCGGTCTCGCACTCGATCACCGAGCGCTGCGTACGGCCGTCGACGGTCAGCGTGCTGCCCGCTGGCACGAAGGAGACGTTCACGTCGCCGCACGAGTCGCAGGGGTCGAGCTCGTCAACGCCGCACTGGGCGTTCGCTGGGTTGAACCAGAAGCGGACCAGGAGCCGACGCAGGTCTTCACTGCCGGCGAGGACTTCGACGACCGGGACGAGCTCGGACCACGCCGGGTACTCCTCGCTGGCGACCATGATCCGGGCGACCTTGAATGCCGCGGCGCCGGTCGCATAGCAGGGCGAGAGCGGTGCCGGCGGTGCCGGTGGCAGGGCAGGTGATGGGCACGACGGATCTGTCGCGCAGGGCACCGGCGGCAGGCACTTCTGGTAGACGTCATCCGGGTCGGCCTGGACGTCGTCGCCGTCTGCGATGGTGGTCCACTCGTCGCCGGTATCAAGGGGTTCACCGAAGATGTACGGGTTGCCGGCGACCAGCGTGAACGTGACGGTGGCCCACATCAGCGAATCGGTGACCCACACACGCTCGGCGACGTTGGGCCCGTTGAGGATGCCGACGTTGTACAGGTGGCGAAGTTCGGCGTTGATGCCGGTTGCGGCGATGTCCTCGGGGCAGCAGGCGAAGATGACTGCCTCGACGCCGTTGCAGCCGGCCTGGCAGGGGTCGGCGGATAGGGCGCGGGCGAGCCATTCCATGCCGTACGACAGGCCGCACTCGCTGCGGGCGACGGCGGTCACGGTGAACGCCATCTCACGGTGCGCCCGATGTAGGGGGCCGATGGACGAGCCGAGGCCGATCAGCGGTACGGGGGTGCGTGTGAACGTGGTGCTGGTCAGGCCTTCGATGCTGCCACCCATGACGCCGAGGAAGTCGGCTGAGGCGGAGCGGGCGGGGTCGTACCACGGGGCGTCGTCGACGGCTGGGGAGATGTACGGGTCGTGGCCAAGTGCTTCGGGAAGGTCGGGGCAGCGGTCGCATCCGATGGCTCCGCCGGCGCCGGTGCAGTCGTCGCCCTGATTGATGCCGCCGACGTAGGCCGCGGCTCTTTCATTGTTCAGTACCTCGTTCCCGCCGAGGCAAAGGTATCCGGGAAAGATCGTCAACACCCCTGTTCATCAGTCGACTTGAGGTAGCTGATCGACTTTGCGGAGCTGCTGGCGTTGCGTGCGCGCCCTGGTCCATCTGAGGTTTGGATCATCTCTACACACCACTCGCCAAGATCATCTGTCGGTACATGTGCTGTGCGACGACCTGCGGGTTGCTCGCCTGGGTGCTGATGTTCCACGTGTGGTGTTGCTGTGGCGCGCCGATGACGCCCTTCTTCGCGAGGATGTTCAGGAGGCCGGACTGTGCGGCGAGAGCGGCGGCGCGGTCGGGCTTGGTGAGCGGGATGACGACCTCGGGCCGGTTGCCTTCGCCGACGCGGATGAGTTGTTCGCGGAAGACCATGCCGCCGTTGGCGAGGCCGGGGATCAGGTCTTTGACGAAGTCCTTGACGTTGCCGACTGAGCTTCGGATGTAGTCGCGGATGCGTCCGCCGATGTTGCCGATCGCGGCGATGATCCTTGAGGGGAGGTTGCGGAAGAAGTTCACTATGTTGTTGAAGAGTGAACTAACTCCGTTGCGGACGGCTCCCCACGCGCGCGAGAAGACGCCCGCAATCGTCGAGCCGACCCGGCCGAGAGCCGAGCCGATCCGCCCAGGCAAGCCGGCGAAGAAGCCGACGATGCGGGACACGAGACCGGAAACGAACCCGATCACGCGACCAGGCAGGCCGGCGAACCAGGAGATGATCCCGTTGATCAGGTCCGGGATGATCGAGTGCCCGACGAGGGTGTCGTACAGCGATTGGAACGCGTCGATGATCGTCGAGACGAACGAGCTGATGCCGGTGATCACGGGCGCAAGTGCGGAGGCGATCCCGGCGACGGCCTGAACGAGTTGTGTGATCAGGGGGACGATGACCTCGATGGCGACCCATGTCAGGAGCTGCGCGGCGACCTGCGCGATCAGAGTGATGAGCGGCGTCAGGGCCTGGATCAGGGGAAGGAAGGCGAGCGCGAGCTGAACCACGGCGGGGATGATCGGCAGCAGGGCTTGCAGGATTTGCAGGAAGGCGTCGATCAGTGGCGGGAAGATCGGAGCGAGCCGGTTGACGAGTTCGGTGACCAGTGGGGCGATGGCGGTCACGAGGTCGGATACGGCTTGCGCGACGACCGGCAGGATCGGGGCGAGGCCGGAGATCAGTTGGGCGATCAGCGGGACCACGGCTTGGAGGATCGCGCCGAGGGCTTCGGCCAGTACAGGGAGGATTGGGGCCAGCGCGTCGAACGCTTGCACCAGCGCGTCACCCAGGGCGGCGGCAGCCTCCTGCAAAACTGGCAACAGTGGCTCAAGGGTCGTAAAAAGCGCACCGAACGCCTGGGCGACCGAGGGAAGGATGGCCGCGACGGCATCCAGGGCCGCGCCCAGTGCGGTTCCGATGATCCCGCCGATCTGGGCGAGTAGGGGGGCCAGTTGGGCCATGGCCGGAGCAAAAGCCGTAGCGAAGGTCTGAGCCAGCGACGTGATTACGGGAAGGAGCGGCCGGAGGACAGCCAGCAGGCCGCCCCCGATGGCCGACACCAGCTGGCCGATCACGGGCAGGACCGGCGCGAACGCAGCAGCCAGCTGGACACCGATCTGGAGCAGCGGGGTAATGGCCGGCAGGAGGCCGGCGACCGCCTGGCCGATCGCAGCGAAGGCTGTCTGAAGTGCGCCGATCGTGGCGGGGTCGTTGAACAAGTTCGCGAACAACTGGCCCAGCTGGGTCAGGATCGGCGCGATCCCGGAGATTAGGGAGCCGAACGCCTGTCCGATCCCGCCAGCCGCAGAGCCCAGGGAGCTGAAGAGGTCGCCCACCGCGGCACCCAGCGTGGCCAGCGGGCCCTCAAGAGCTTGGAAGATCGGGACGAGGCCCTGAAGGGCGGAGATGATCCCGGGCATCGCGGCCTTCAGTGCGCCGCCGATCGCGTCAACGGCCGGTCCCAGGGAGTCCCCTACCGCAGAGAACGCGGCACCGAAGTCCAGCGACTCGAATAGCTTCGCGATCTGGGGCGTGACTTTCTGCAGGGCCGGAAGGAGTTCCTTCGTCGCGGCTTCCTGGATGGGTGCCCGGATCGCCTTGGACATGTTGTCCAGGGCCTTCTTGCCGGCCTCTGTCGCCCCGATGGCGTTGATGCCCATCGACAGGAACGCCTTGCCCAGGCCTAGGACGGCGCCACCCGCGAGCGCCGCACCGCCGGCGACACCGGCCAGGCCGGCGCCGGCCGCGATACCGGCTGTGCGTAAACCCCGCATGGCGACGCCGAGCGTGCGCTGTGCGATCTGCCCCACGGCCTGAAACGACCGCGTCAGGACCTGCTGCACGACCGCGCCAC